ATTACAACCCTAACCTAGGCGGTAAGGGTAAGATGATTGATCTTAAGACTTTCAATGAGTATGCTAACACAATATTTGATACAGCATATATTAATGAGTCCGCTCCTATGCAGGAGTATTATGACGAAGATCACTTCCTGCAAGTTCTGATTGATCAAAGAAACCGAGAAATATATGACCTATCTTCTTATGTCGGTCAGCTATTAGCAGGCGTATACACAGAAGATTCTGCTGAGGTCGTCAATGCTAGAGAGACTTTGTACTCTAAGATTGCGGCTCACGATGGAAAGATCAAAAGAAGAAAGAAGCAAATCGAGGTCATAGTTACTCTATCTCCAGACGGTAGAATACCAAAACCCGGAGAGATTCCAATCAATGACCTAACCTCTCTTGATGATACTAAGATAGGTATCGCTAAGAGAGCGCAGGAGGACATAATGTTCAGTCCCGGTGAAGTTTCTGGAATAGTTCTGCCCGTATGTCCAAAATTCATAACCGTTGAGCTAGAGAAGGAAAAATTCTCCTACACAGACATCATGGTCCCAGATGTAGGAACTGGTCAAATTATAACATCTGATCCTGATGTAACTGGAACATCGGGCACTGTGCTAGGTCTTCAAGATGCGATTACGACTAGTGGCCTTGTAGCAATCTATAACTTCTTAGATGCAGACTTAGTTAACCCCGATTCTAATGAGTATCTAGCCATTAACTGCGCGGTGTCTGGAGTATCGGACAAGCCAGCAAAGCTCGTAGCCTCTTCAGTAGACTCTCTGTTCCCTTCAGGTATTGGTATACCTTACTTCAGAGGGGTGTGTAATTTCTTCTCAGGAAGTGATGGGAGTCCAAAAGCTTCTACATACACAGCAAATGATGAGTACCTGTTTAGCCCTTATAGACCTTACGGGTATGCAGAAGTAAAGACAGGCTACGATGATATGGATAGTCTATTCTACAAGCGCACAGGTATGTCATTCGAGGCATGGGTCCATGTCCCAGATCTTCATGAAGCAACGGGCGCTGGATGGGCTGCTGATCAAAGTACCTCGTCACTAACCCGAGTTATTCTGGGTTGTGAAAACAGAGGAGGCACAGACGACACAGATGGAATTAATACCTATCCGACTCCCGCTGCAACCAAAGGGTTGTTAATTGGGTTCACTAGAGATAGGAGATTAACTTCTGGATCTGTGCCCTCAAATGATCCTGCTGATAATGATATTACTAACGGAATTAATTTCGGCATATTCCCAACTCAAAGCTACAGCACTAGCGGAATCGGTTTCGTAGGTATCGGTAGAAACCCAAAAGACTGTGAGTATGGGATAGAGCATAAGATTGATGGATATCACGGAACCTCTGTTCCTACAGACACAACCGTTAATGGAGTAAAGTTTGATGATGTATCAGGTTCGTTTGCGCTTGCTACTATAACGGTCGATTATACAAACGATGAAGTTAAAATTTATCTAAACGGTAACACTATGGTTACTTCCGGTGCGTTTGATACTTTCGGCGTTGAGGGTCCTCCAAATATCCCAAGTAAGCTAGATGCATCAAGTTTCCGCTACGGAATAACTCATGATGATCTACCACTTGTCGCACCTAGATTCCCTAGAAACCGCGTAGGCCAAAAAGATTTTTGGTACTGGGAAGGCCCTAACGCTGCTGATAGAAGCAGAGTGAATATTACGCCATTCATTATAGGTGGAGGATATACAGACGGTATGGACTCTAAAGGGACTGATTGGTATACAGAAGGATCTAACACAGGTATGAACTTCTTAGGTGGAGAGTGGGGAGGAAAGAAAAGCGGATTTCACGGATTCATAGGAAGTGTAAAATTCTACAACCGTCCACTAACTGCTGATGAGGTTTCAGCAAACTACAAAGCACAACGAGGCTTCTTTGAGAATATTAGAACATAATGGCTACCACAACCACATTTAATAAATACGGAAGAGAGGTTTCTATATCTGTACAAAAGGCCGTCAAGTCTCAATACAGAAAAAAATCGGGTATGGCATACCCTCTATCCGCTAACCTAAACAAGGTTACTGGAGACGCTACTCTGTTTGGAAAGAGAACAGGAGCGTATTTTAGCAAGGCTTATGGGATAAACTTAATAAAGAATAATCTTAGACAGCTTTTGAGAACTGAGAGGGGTGAGCGAGTCATGCTGCCCGATTTTGGAGTAAGCTTGAGAAAGTATATCTTCGAGCCTATGGACGAAGTAACTTTTATATTAATTAAACAAGAGGTGCTTGGAGCTATAACAAAATATTTCCCACAAGCTCAAATTCTTGCCGTATCCGTTATGGGTGGCGAAGAAGGCAACGAGCACTTATTAAAAATATCGCTCACACTACAATTACGCGATTCATCCCTAGATACTTTTGAGGCTGATATAGAGGTCAAGTAATGTCATTTTCAGGAACTACAGATTCGGATTTTATGAAACTTGCTGTTATTCCAGACAGGAAGAAGCAGCAGTATATTAACTATGCTGGAAATGATTTCTACACGATTAGACAAGATTTGATTAATTATGTAAAGGCCGTGTACCCTAATGATTATCAAAACTTTGCTGAGTCGGATTTAGGAATGATGCTCATCGAGCTTGTTTCATATATGGGCGCAGTATCCTCACTAAAGGCTGACATGCTTGCCAATGAGAACTTCCTAAGAACTGTAAAGACTAGAAACAACTTGAAGAAGCTGTTAGAGCTTATTGGAGTAGATCTTCGCGGTCCTCTGGCTTCTGTAGGTGGAGCAAGGCTACAGGCAGATACAGACCCCATAGCCGCAGACTTCCCCCTAGTGTTTCAACCATCTTCTAGAGTATTCTCAATTATATCACAAGAGGACGGAGCACCAGTCAACTATACGCTGTACAAGATAGAGAACAATTTAATTCAAAGCTTAGATTCTTTAAACGCTACTATTACGCTTGAGGGTAGTGAGGCAGACAATGCCGCGAGTTCTTTATTTACAAATCTGGCACTCATCGAAGGTGCATTAGTAACTCAGAATGGAACCTTTGATGCCACTGAAGGTAATAAAACTATTACTTTGACAGACTCACCGATCATTGATGGTAGTGTTGATGTTTATGTTGATGCTGGTGTCGGCAACCCTGCAACGGGGCAGTACGAGCAGGTTGAGAGGTTGTATTCAGCATCAGGAGCAAATGATAGAGTTTTTCAAGTAGTGTACGATGATGATTATGCAGCCACAATCTTATTTGGTGACAACTTCGTAGGAATAGGCCCACCACCAAATGCTGAGTTTACCGTAGCTTATCGAGTCGGAGGAGGAAGTAGAGGTAATCTTCCATCTGATACAATCAATGTTTCTCTTACTGCCGATACCGACACTGCTGGCACACTTAAGTTTACTGTAGAAAACCGCACACCTATGACTGGTGGCGCTGAGGCAGAGACAGCAGAACACGCTAAAAAGTATGCTCCTCTAACATTCAGAAGACAGGATAGGATTGTAACCCTTGAGGATTACATCGCTTTCGGAAACACCTTCAGATCAAAACAAGGAACTTTAGGTAAGACTACAGCAGTAGTGCGCGATGCTTACAGTTCTGCTAATGTTATTGATGTATATACTTTGGAACGAGCATCACAGACAAAACTCCAGAAGGCTTCGATAACTTTTAAGAAGCAGCTTCTAGATGAGATAGAAGAGAAGAAGATGATTACCGATGAGGTAGTAGTTGTTGATGGTTTGATTAGAACTTTAGATCTCATCATTACAATTCGTATTGATAAGGAGTTAGAAGATATCAAAGGAGCAATTGAGCAAGAGGTTTCTGATGTAATTCTAACTTACTTTGATGTAGATAACACCGACTTTGGGAAATCATTTGTCGCCGCAGATTTAAGTAAAGAAATATTCAACCTATCTAATGTTAGGTTCGCCACAGTGGACAACACTGACCCAGTGATAGATGTAGATTTCAACGAAATTATACAGCTAAACAACTTTGTTATTAAAACCGTAACAGTCTAATGACCAGAAGAGTAGTAAAATCCAGTAGAATAAATGATTTAGGCGAAACTAGTAGCAAGCTAGTCTCTGTCGTATCTACTGGTAGATCTTTTGAGAACTATGAAAGCAACCAAAAGTTTTTCAAACGAAACTACTTAGATGCGCTTAAGAAGATCATACCTCAAGTATACTTTGATGATGAGATTGAGATATCTGGGCAAAGCATTAGTTATACTAACCAGCTAATCAACTCGCACATACTTGCTGCTAAGAACATAAACTCAATCCTACCAGTATCATCGTTAGCTGGAGTAGAGGAACTGTCTGCAATTAATACTCAGGAAGGTATTTCAAGGTTCTTCTATAAGCAGAATGTTCCAAACATAATCACTTCTGATGATTTTGAAAGAAACATCTTAGCTCCTCTTGGTAATTTTTATAGAGACTTTGATTCAAGTACGACATTCTTGGATCATATAAAAACTACCCTAGCCAAGTTTCCAGTACCTACAACTGGCGCTCACACTAGTCTTGTAGATGATACCAGAACATCAGGAGTATTTGCAGCAGATAGTAGTGGAACCCACAAGTATCTGATTGAAAATTTAGGATGGATTTACTTCTTAAACCGTGAGGGTCCCGCAGCAGGAGTATATGATCCCTCAAACGCAGTAGCAGAGCTAATTACAAAAAATCTTTGGAGCGGAAGACCTGTCGAGTTTGTTGATTTCATCAACATATTCCAAGAGTATTTATGGAGACACAACGCAACCTTTGCGTTAGCAGATCAAATTATTCCAGTTGATTATGTCTCTGGTGCAACAACAGATAACGGAACATATACTAGTGGAACGCAGTTGCTAGATAGACTAAAAACTTTAAACGAGATAGTATATTCTCCACATTATATGGACTCCTCTGACCACAAAGTTAGAGACGCATTTATTGATTATTTAGCTGGAGGAGGATTGATTGAGGACGAAGAGGCTGATGGTCCTCTTATTAAGTTTTTACAAGCCATGTCATTCAGCATGGCAGACCGTATTACCGAAGATAATGAAATAAACATTCTATATGATATTGGCAGATGCCCTGACCAATATCTAGAGTTATTAGCTGATTTAATTGGCTGGAGGTTGATCGGAACTGATCCCGATAAGTGGAGAGTACAGCTTCGTAACGCAGTAGAAGTTTATAAGAAGAAGGGAACAAAATCATCCATTCAAACTCTTCTTGATTTAATCTTCTCTCAAGGTGTATTTAATGTTGTTGATGGAGAGAAGATATTTGAGCTTTGGGAGTCGTATCTTCCTGATATGATTTTCTACACGCTTGCCACAAAGTCCGAGGCATTAAAGGATTCTAAAACATACACTCCAGAGCTTGCTAAACAGTTTGGCGTAACTAAGTATTCAAACGAAAGTCTGGAAGAGAATATAAAACTCCTAGTAGACAAGATTATATTTGATCTAATGCTAGAGTTCCCTGATTCGTTCTTCTTAGGAAACAAGCCTTACCCAACTCCAAAGCTTACGGTCCTACCAACTAACAGAGAGGTATTTGGAAGGGATGGTAGGAGAATAGAGGTTCGCCCAGAAGACTACGAGGTATGGTTCGGACCTTATCACCTTCACCCTGACGGGAGCGGATCATACAAGTACATGACAGGATCTCGCCATGAGGAAGACTCAAAAGATCTTAGACTCTGGTATCATCCTGATTATGTGTATCGTTATCGTGGAGGTGTGAACTATATTCCTCCATACGAAAAGAGACAGTTCTACTCTCAAGCTCAGATTACTCCTGTAATGCTAGAGAGAATTGAGTATTACCTAAAGTGTTACGGAGTACCTACTGAGTTTGCAGAACAAGTTACAACCTTCATAACTGAAAACACAAACTTCAATACGGATGTCGCATCTGTCATTAATAACTTTGTAGTTTTCACAAAGGAACGCAAGTATGCTCCAAACTACGAGGAGGTAGTGAAGGCTGCAACAGGCAACAGAGAGATTGATCAGGTTAGCTTGCTAACTCTTTGGAACGGTAAATCTTCTCACTTCCTAATTTCTCTTGCTGCAAGTTCCTTTGATTTCTCATCAAGAAAACTAAACTCTGACGGGTCTTACGGAGTTAGAAAACTAAGAAGTGTTGTTAATGAAGTAGCACCCGCTCACGCAATACCAGACATTCTACTTACAGTATCCGACACCACAGACTCAGCTTCAGGTATCCAAGACAATCCTTGCTATGGTGTAAATGCTAGATTCACTAGCCTGTATGAGGGATCTTCTCATGTAGCAGGCTATGCAGTCTGCGCGGTCGATATGTCTGACAATAGGTTCAAGCGAATTGAGGTAGACAATATAAATGATGCGCTGTTCGCATCGGGTGGAAGCACTTACCTATCTTTACCTAGAAATTCTATAAGAAGAAGAAACTTTAGAAACCTACTACCAGAGTCTAGAATGGTAACTAGGAACGGTACAGGTAGTCCCGGAAAGCTTGAGATGTCGTCTACATTCTGGTCAACGACATCTGCGGTAAACCCATTAGGATACATAGCTTCAACTTTAGATTTCGCTCATGTACCGACCGTACAGAACACTATAGGTAACGGAATAGGTACACTATTAGATCACAAGAACATTCCTGATGTATGGGATATTTGCGAAAACCTAAACTCATCCAACACCTACTATGGTGTGGATACTAGCCAAACATTCCCTTACCGAGAGAAGCAAGATCTAACAAGCTCAGATTGTGTAAGCTATGGACGCAGGAATGAGCTAGATGAGATTATGGCGACCATGCATCGCCTAAATGAGAAGAAGTATTATCTACAGGCAAGTTCGATTGTTTCAGGGTATTACGACGAGGATGGCAGTAGAGACAAGGATTGGCCGACCACTAGTGAGCTACTTACTCCTAAAGATCTTAGTGCTTGGATGGAGCGTTCAGCAGATCCAATACTTTCCATAGGCAACCAGCTTATAAACAACTCAATAGACTCCTTCTCTATAAAGGATCTTGAGCATTTTGAGTTTGGAAAGAAGCTACAATCTCTGTATAAAGACTATACTGAGCTTGCTGGTAATTATCTAAACCATCCCACAAACTCCTCTTACGATCTCGTAGGTGGACCAAACATCTTCTCTCACACTTTCGGACCCTACATCTATAACCACAACTTTGATGTAGACGGATCTGCAATAGACACCAGTGCATACCTCCAAGCAAGCTCCGCAGAAGTAGAGGTAGATATC